GCAGAGTCAGTATCAAACAAACTACGGCTAGTTTTTTATTTTTCGCCTCAAACCAGACTGCTAAAGTAATTGCCATCGTAAATAAAGCATGGTCAGAAGGAAAACCCGGATTATTCAAAAACGATGCGCCGGCCGAAACACCCAAAGCCTCAAACGGACGAAGTTGCTCCGGCTGATACACTGCCCCGATAATTTTTGCTACTATATACGCCGTCAATCCTGCCATTAAAACGCGTAAATATGCCTGATATTTCTCATCGTTTGATATCGTTTTAAGCAAAGCATATGCCCCAATCAACGCCACCGGAATAACTAAGCCGTCAGCGATTAGCTTCACTACTAATTGTAAATCCATAGCTTCAGTATATCGCGTTAGAGCTTATACGTAAACGCTTGCCAGGATATTTTTTCTATAGTACAATGATAAACATCGTTGGGATGTCGCCAAGCGGTAAGGCACCGGGTTCTGGTCCCGGCATTCGGGGGTTCGAATCCCTCCATCCCAGCCAAGATATTATTAATAGCTCCGACTAGACTAATAGGTTTTGTTTTGAATGCGCGCATCCGAATTGCTTCGGTGATGTTTCCATTGTAGCAAACATTGGTTGATTTGTCAATAACACTTGCGCTTTACGCAAAAACAGCGCCTTGAAAATACATTTGATAATCCCTCTCCAAATGCTTATCGCTAATATCCAAATAGCGCATGGTGGTTTCGATTTTTGAATGTCCAAGCAGCCGCTGGATCGAGCGTATGTTGCAGCCCTGCTCAAGTAGGTGTGTAGCGAATGAATGGCGCAGTTGGTGCGGGTGCATTTCTATATTTAACGATTCGCGAAATTCGCGCTTGATTCGCTGGCGAATAGTGTCGGTGTTAATATACCCGTCTTGCGAACCGTTTAGAAGAGGTTTGAATAATCTCCCGCTCTCATGACCAGCTCCATACTCGCGTAGTTCATTCGCTAAACACTCAGAGATAAACGTTATACGGTGCTTGCCGCCCTTGCCTACAACGCTCAGGCAACTTCCTCTTAAATGCGACACCTCAACCTTCATAAGCTCATCTATCCGAAGTCCCGCTTCAAACATCAAGGAAATCATCAGGGCGTCTTGGCGAGTACGACAATGCTTCACGACGTACTGTATCTGCCCAAACTCTATCACCTCTGGGTGTTTTTCAGATTCACGCCACGGCTTAATATCTGTGGTTAGAAAATCCAGCTTCACATGCTCGCGTTTACATGTCCAATTTATCCATGATTTGATTATGGCAAGGCTGGTGTTTATTGTGCCGACAGATATTGGTGCGCCGCGCCTCGATACTCGCGAACTCATCGCAATGTGATATTCTTCGATATAATCTTGGGTGACATCGCAGAAATTATACACGCCGTTTTCTTGTAAATATTCGGTAAATTGCCGTAAATAGATCTGTCGTGATTTTATGCTTTGATCGGAATAATGTTTGTAATTAAAAAACTTTTTAATTGACCCGTCAATAGTAACGCTCGTCGTACTTTTCGTCATGATTTTAACTCCACTCTTAATATCATTCTATATAGAATTTTTTATAAAGAACTTAGTAAAACTAAGTTGTATATAGAACCCTAACGCTTATTTTTCTAATAATTTTGCTATCAAAATAGACGGGTGGCGGGCGGATTTGCGCTAATTTCAATAAAAAATGCAGCCAGACGGCTGCTTTCACTACGCAAAACTCCCAAATACTCGCATATATCTAGGATTATTGCATAATATTTGCATACAAGCAAACGCAAATAAGCCGCTACGCGAGCGACATTAGATCAATCAGCAGCAATTGTTACGTTATCAGGTTGTAGCTGCGCTTCATCTGCGCCAGCTTATCTAGTTCGTCGATGTTTATCGGTAAGGATGCCTGCTCTTGCATTTTTTGCTTGTGACGCTCCTCTGCTGCCTTAGCTTTCGCCTGAGCAATCAATTTACGCAGCCAATCCACCGTCTTCGCTAGATTCGCACTCGACCAAATAAACGCGAAGTACTTGCGTGGGTTGCGTTTTCGTTTCGCCAATTTAATCGAATAATCGAACTCTCTCGCATAATTGATCTGTCGATTTCTGAACATCGGCAGGTAATTATCATCGGTGATTAGCTTTGTCGCCTTGCCCAATCTCTGCTGCATTTTCTGAACTCGTCGCTCGTCTATAGTGATAGTCCCTATATTTTTCATTTTACCCTCTCTTTTAAGCAACAGAAAACTAGCACCATCGTTTTCTGAGGCGTTATACATGTGTTGTAAAAAAGACTGTAGGATTTGGTGCAAAACCCTTGACAGCTTTTTTACGATATATCGATATTGGATGAGAGGTTGTCTTGAAACACAAAAAACCTCAGCCAATAAAGTCCGAGGTTACCAGTTCATGATTCTGATACTGCTAATTATAGCGAAGCTTTACTTATTTGTCAATAGGTTTTTTGTTATATCAAAAAACCCGCCCCCATTTTTCAGAGGGCGGAATAGGTACATGGATGTTCAAACCATGCGCTTGCAGTTTATCACTCGTCGTCAGATTTTGCAACTTCAGCCGCTTCAGCAGACCTGCGCAAAATATCGTTTATGAGCCACGTAGTTGACAGATTCATTTCTTTAGCAACCTCAGCCACAACATCATAAACATCTTTGTCAATTCTAACTGCCACGAACGGCGTTGTCTTCGCCATCTTTTACCTCCTCTCTCTCAACATAGCTCACATCCTTAACTTTCAAATCTCTAGCGTTGTATTCTATGCCATCAATCGTCATGGTCGTGCCGCCAGCGAGAAGACCAGCTTCCAGCCAAGTCTTCTCGCCATAACCGATAGTTTTTATCAACTTACCGTTGTAGTAGATTTCATATTTTTCAATAAGCATTATAATCCTCCTATTCTTATTATTTAACCCAGTAAGGGATTAGCATTTTATCGCCACAGACAGTTTTAATAGCGCTTTTCGGTATCCACTTCAGAGTTTTGCGGTAGTTGCCAACGAAGTCGCTGCCGTCCATGTGGTAGCCAGATGTGCTCTCAGCCCAGTCAATTGCCACAGCCTTTTCGGTCTCTTTGACGATTTCGTGACCGATTAGGTCTTCTATTGTTAAGTTTTTGCTGTCATCGCGTTTCTGGCTAATGTTGTTGTAAATAATTTTTCCGACGTATTCCATCGAGTTTATCCTTTCTTGGCGGCGACTGGTTGAGGGGCAATTGTTTGTTTTAGTGTTTGTGTTTTCTAGGTTTTATTTTCTAGTTTTAATTTTTCGTTTTCTGACAATCTCCAATTTTACAGTGATTTTAACTCTGAAAAACTGAAAGGTTGATTTGAACATTTTTGTACCTACTTTCTCGCCGCCGAATTGTTAATTATTGCTTGGTTGCCCCTCAACCATGTCTTAAGTATAGCAAAGTGCATGCACTGTGTCAACACTTTTTATGAAAAAACTAGAGATTTTTAATTAAATCCACAAAAAGCTGAAACCGCCTCCGAGCTTTTGAGGCGGTTTCAGTTGTTCGGAAATCCCGAACAGTTCAGACAATAAGAAATCCTTTATAGTTTAACCTTTTGACGCTGGCGGTGTCTTGCCGCGCGGCTCAGTCAACAATTTGCCAGTTTTCGGGTCATGCCAGCGACTTAGTCCTGGCACACTGTGCGCATCGACTAAGCACTGCAAGCAGTCATTGTACATCGAGCCTGGGCTAAGCTGCGGCGTGGTCTTGCCGACATGCAATGTAACGCAGCCGCAGGCTTTGCATTCGCGAAAGTACAGGCTGGATTTGGTGATGGTTATTTTTTGTAAGTTCATGGGTTTATCCTCTGACCCGGATAGATCAATCCGCGGTTAACAATCCCATTTCGCTCAGCTAGTCTCTGTGTATAGCCAGAATTACCGAACAGACTGCCTGTACCGTTATACCAGCCGTTCCGCAAAGCAATATGTCCGAGCGTATCGCCGCGGCGTACGACGTAGCCACCAGTGCTTCGCTGAACATAGCCTGTCGAAGCCGGCGCGCTAATTCGCGGTGCCTGTGCTGCTACGCGTGAGTTGACAGCAGCTTGAACCTCGGCTGGATTGTAACCAGCGGCTTGCAACCGTGCTACGCGGTCATTACCGCTGCCGTACACACCGCGCAAGACATCTGCGACAACTTGGTCGTTCACTGCTTTTGAGCTGGCTGCTGGAGCACTTGGTGCGCTTGCGGCGCTGCCGTTAGCCCAGATATTAGGACGGTAGTAGCCGATGATTGAATTGCGGTAGCCGCCAAGATCCATCAAATTAAAGGCGTTGCCGACGTAGATATTTCCCGAGCCTTGGTTTTGTCCGAAAAACTTACCCTGGTAGTACATCGCCACATGTCCATATGTGCCGCCGCCGAAAATTGCCCAGTCGCCATCTTTCATACCAGCTTGTCCGCCATGCCACGTAAAGCCAAGCGCTTGAATTTCACCTACCTGATTAGCATAACCAGACGCACCGCCCGTTCTGGTGGCAACGACGCGTCCGCTCAAGCTGAACATAAACTGCTTAAAGCCTGCCACGCACTGTAGTCCGTATCCCTCGTTAAACCCGCGCCCGTTCATAGCATTGACGAAAGCAGCAGGGCTGGACAGGTCGGTCTTGTAGTATACACCAGAACCCATCTGCGCTAGCTCTTTGTCAGGAGCTTCACAGCCCGATCCTTTATCCTGTGGCACGTCCAAGCCAAGCATACCAGCGATAGCGTCATCCCGTTTTTTCGCTAATTCACACAAAGCTTTTTCTTGTGATTTAGAATATTTGGCTTTTGAACCGTCAAGAGTAATACTGCCGTCCTCTGAGGGCTTCCCTATGATTAAAAATACAGAGGACACGATAATGACGCTCGCAACTATTAAAACATCCAGCCGATTGATTATTAAGTTTTTCAGATTTGAAATTACTTTTTTCATTTCTCTACCTCTTTAGACTGAAGCTCCTGAGCCATCTTTTTGTCTTGCCTGTTCTTCTCGCTGGTAACGCCTGAGAAGTACATATTTACACCACCTGCGACTAGTAAGGCAGTTGCGGTGAGCTGCTTAGCCACTGCTGCGAAGCCCCAGATATCACCTAGCCCCTGGATGATGAACGCTGCGAACGACAACAGACCTACCGCTATCGACAGCTGTCGTGTAGTTTTCTTTTCTAGTTTCATATTTGACCTCCTTGTCATCTATTTGATCTTGATCGAACAGTTTCGTTTGTTATATTCAAATCGGTTTTCAACCGCTCGATCTGCGATGATTGTATTACGTATAACGCCCAGATAACGATAAGCATCAATGCGCTGCTAAATGCAGCTGCAATATGCTTATCCATAAACCGCTTCACTTGCCCAGTAAAAGTGGCTTCATTAATACCTAGGTTCTTTTCGATTGCATTGAGCTGCCCAGATTGTCGCTCAACGAGATCAGCCAACTTTTGATATTCTTTTCGGCTAACATAGTCTTGATTGCGCAAGATATCTTTAATCTCAATGACATCTTCTTTGATATACTCAACATTCGCCTGCAAGGCTCCAAATTCTTTTGCTGATACGTCTGTGTTGCTCATAAATAAAAACTGCGGTTATTCAAAATTATTAGTTGAAATTACCGCAGTTTACCGTAAGCGTGAACGTAGTATGCTTATATTATAATATCATTTGTTATAAATATCAAGAATACCACAGGTCGCATAATCCGTGGAGCTAGGGATACAGCTTGGCACGGCGTTTCATGGATCGTTATTGGTGAAGTTTAGTATACGGTGTAATTAGTCTCATTGAGAACCTACTATGGGTGGCTGGACCACCATATTGGCGGTAGTTTTCTGAGCAGTGCGCTTTGACACTGATAACATCATCTTTCTTAAGAAGCACATCAAACGTGTGAGACGATCTTAGCAATGTAAGCCCGTTACCACTACCTACAATTCGCTCCATCTCTTCCAACATAGCGCCATTCTTATAGACCATCCCTGTAGCAGTAGCTGCGTGTCCATACCCAGCCGCTGATATTGCGACTTTGGCTGAGACCGTGTAGATACCGTCCATAGGAACTGTAGCTTGGTGAGTACTCTTGTCGAACATTCCAGTAGTGTCGTATTCAATGCTATCGTAATTAACCGTTGAGACACCTCCTCCTGGTAGATCATCCCATTTTGAAGTTGTAGCAGCAAACATAGGAAATGACGCCAAATCAATATTATGCGGCATAAGCTTGCCGTGGTTGATGGCAATCATCTCGTCCGTGATTGTGGTCGTAGAAGATTCGGTTGTAATGTTGGCGATGACCGCAATAACAGCCTGTGAACCAGTAGCGCCGTCTTGCGTCACAGCCTGTCTAATCTGAGATTCAGTTGGTGCCACGGGAGTTGCAGATGTAGGACCATAAACGACGATTAATCCGCATGATGACGGTGAGCCTGTAGTATTAGTATCCGTAGAATTTAGCGCGATGTTGTCAGAATAAGCTACAATACTTGCAATTCGCTTATTTGTTGCTGGCGCAGTAATCTTAACGACCTGCTGACCAATGATATCAAGCGCGATCAAGAACCCGCTTGGCAATTTGCCCAGCACAACGTCTGGATTATCTGTCGTGCCGCCTACCAGCACATTCATGTCAGCAACCGTATTTCTAGTAACTCCACGCCCTGAAAACAGTCCGTCGGAATGCTGCTGCGCCCACATATTAGCTTCATAAACACTACCGTGTCCGCCTGGACGCGTTCTGATTCTTACTATTTTTCCTGGATTAGTAAAAGCCATAATTCTCCTTCTGATTGAATTACCGCCATTTACCGTAAGCGTGAACGTGATTACTTATTTATATTATATCATGTTTTATACTTTAGTAAATCTACCACGACAAACACCATTTGCAATGACCCGCACATAGTAGTCGGTTTGCTGGTATGGGGCATAAATGCCTATCGTGACCGTCGCCTCGCCATCGACTTGAGTTAGTTGATGAAACGTCATTTTTGGGAATTGTTCAGAAAAATCGCCTGTTACTGAGACTTGCGGGAAAAGATCAACAAAAAGAGGACCGTCTTTCGGCTTGATATCTGGAATAAATTTAATAGTCATCATGACTATCTTATTCTCGCCTCCGCTGATATGGAACACCTGCGAAATCTGCTGAATAAAATCAACCAGCGACGCCGCCACCGGATATATCACTTTCCGTGCAGCGTTTTCATTTTCAAGGGCTCTAATTCTTGATTCAACACTCATTCGCCCATATTCCTTGCTGAAAGCACGCCGTCCATCATAGAATGCACTACAAACTCATAATTCGTTGGCACCCATGGACTTGGACTGAATCTATACACCACCCACTGCGCACCATGCGCATAATTTGTCCTACGAACGCGAGACACTGCGCCACCGTTAGATTTTATTTCAAGTTGAGCGATTGTTGGCTTTCTGCTTTTTGTCGTGAATGTTACCAATATACGCTCCATCGCATATGCATTTGGAGTAGTTGTTGCTCTGGCTGTTCGTGTATGCAGCGGTATTTTAGTCGCTGATTGGTAAAATCCTTGCTTAAGAGCTTTTGATTCTGCCTCTAATTTATTCAGCCATTTTTCAATGCTGTTCATTGCACTCTCCTTATTGACAAAGTACCAGAAACTGGCGAAATAGTTTGAACGGTTAGGGTACAGTTAGCCCCGTTGCTATCGAGAAAAAACCAGCCGGTTGGGTCAATCAGTATCGTAAATTTAACATAGTCATCGCCTAACTCTTTTGTCTGCAGCCACCACCCATTTTCTTCGTCAGCATACGGATCACGCCCGCCCACCGCTGGAAACGGATGAATATCCTGGTCATGATCATATGACAGTTGGACCAATGGTGGCTTTTTCACACCGTCAGAACGTCGAAAGACAATCTCCCATTCAGCCGTCACCGTCTTACCTGGCGCCAGGTATTGGCTGATAAAACCATTCCAAACAGCAGTAGGCAGACTCCCTTGAGCGAGCTGTCCATAGTTTAACGGTGCGGCAACTTTCTGAGCCCTCTGCTCACTTTCGATTGCCATCAGCCGGCGCGTAACATTATCATTGAACACTATTCAATCCTCTTCAGGCGCAGCGTCACGGTAGCAACGCCTTGATTATCCCAGCTCGTCTCCATCGCAATTATCCACATCCAGCCGCTGAAGTCGCTGCCATCGTCGTTCTCTTCCTGAAATCGAAACTCATCGCCGAGTGCCAACCCATTATTTTCGTTAGCCGAATCGCCCCAAATGATAGGTCGCCCCACCAACTTTATCTGTGGAACTAACGAATCAAAGCTGCGCTGTGCTAAAGATTTTCGAGCATATTCTGCGACTGCCGCTTGAGATTTAAGATTTGATTGCGTTTCATAAACTCGCCAGTAGCAGTTGTCCTGAACGGCCGCGTGATTACTAGCGCTGGCGAGCTCAGCCGTATCCTCACCAGCCTCAGGATTGCCAACCTGCCCATTACCGGCAACCAGCACATCACTAGCATAATCAGCAGACTCTTCGACTGCATAACCACTCGCCCATAACTTATATACTCCGTCACTCGGATATCGTATGATGATATTTTTGCGGCGGCCACGTGGCTTGAGGATATCAATAATCTGCTCATTATGGTCATCTGGGTTGACACGAAAAACCACGTCAAACTTTCCAGTTCCTGTTTCATTATTCATTGCGTCGCACAGCGCCTTGCTAACCGTCTGAAAATCATTATACTCAACAGTTTTCAGCCTAAGCTCATTAACAATACCAAATTTCCACTTGACAGTCTCGCCAGCATTCTGCGCTCGTGTGATAAACTCGCTAATCAAGCTTTGAACAAAGATATGGCCAGGTGTATTTGAAAAGGTGCGGTGAGGTGATTGTGTGTTATTCTTGTCACACACCAAATCACCGCTTAGCCTTGCAAAGTGTTCAAAAAACTTTAGGTCTAACTGCTGATCAGACCCATAACCGCTGCGCGCCGGCCTAGTCGCCAAAAATCCAGAAAAGCGAGGTAATCCGTCCACTAAAAATACCATGTGAGTTTTACCAACACGCAATAAAGATTCTGGGTTGTCATCCAGTCGTATTTTTGCATGTTTTTTGAACTTGGACCAGCTGATACTAAAAGTAAACTGATCAGCTGTCGCTGATTCTGATTCACTTTTCAACGATTCGCTCAACTCTCGGTTTTTTGCAAAATCATTGAAATCGCCAATCAGCGTATCACCGACATATAGCAGTAGCTCATGTCTCTTGTCTGCACTAGCCAATGACATTATTCCACTCCAGTTCCGAGGCGGCATTTTCTCCACTCTCAACATCAAATCCGACCAGATTATTTCCAGGTGCAATTGATAGCTGCCCAGTAATATTCCTTGAAACGATAGCGCCGTTCAGACGAGCTTCGCCAGTTGAAAAGTCAACGATAAGCGTCTGAGTTGACGATAGGCTGCCATGATAGGTCGCCAAAGTGTCTGTTGTGTTATTCTGAACAGACGGATTGACAGCTGGACCGTGCAAAACCCACACCGGATAAATCGTTGTTGCCGACGACACAAACACGCTGCTTAAACCGCCGCTGGCGTTCTCCCACACCTCGCCGATTGCGTCATAAATCTGTCCGGTAGTATCCCACACCTCGCCGCCGCTGGCTGCTGATATGCGTCTCAGGCTCACCTTATTAGCGTACACTTCCTGCCCGTTGCTATTTTCCGAATATTCAAACAGGGTTGAATTGCCAACCTTAAGCTCAGTCGAGAACGCTGTAATGCCCTCGTCAGCTGGTACAGGCAGTTCCAAATCACCGCTTCTCCAGGCATTCTTAACAGCAAACAGCTCGCCGTCCTTGCGGCAATATACTAAGGTAAAGGTATGGTTTATAGCGAAAAAGCTGCTGATTACAGTGTACAGATTCCAGAAATTGGTACTGCCTGGCGTGATAATACCGTTAATCGTCTGCGTATACGATGACAGCCGCTGCCTGATCATCTCGCCGCCGTTCATATCAGTGTAATCAATGTCAGACGATTCAATCTCCGGCCGCGCCAGCAAGCTATTATCGGCGCTCAGCCGTATCTCCGAGCCAGTCAAATCCAACCGCTTGCCGTCGTCTCGTATTAGCGCCGCCAAAGTAAACTTATTGCTTGGTATTATCATCCCATCACCCTCTGTCTTTTCAAAGCTATCTGCTTGCTAATCTCATCAGCCAATTCTTTTGGATCACGGTTATAGCCGTTAATGTTGATAGTCTGATACAGCGTATCGCCAGCGCTGCCAGTCCTGTTTATATCGTTCAGCCTGTCGTAGCCAATCTTGCGCGCAGATGACGCCCTAATAACATACTCGCCGTTTGACAATAACATTGGAATTAAATCGCTAGTGTCGCCGCCTGGACCGAAAACCGCTCCGCCCTGCGCCCGCTTGCCTAGCTTAAAGCCAGACAGATTGACTGGGTTAGCCTTTACGCCAACCGCTTTTAGAGCATTGCCGATACCAGGAATATTGATGATATTATTAATCACTTTATTCAGCGAATCCTGCAGCAAGTCAATCATGCCGTCTAGCAAGCCTGCGGTAAAATTGCGCGTGATACCGTAGCCAGTACCGTACCAGTCCTGTCCGCCAACAGACCTGATCAAGTTAGCGATAGAGTTGATGATTCTTTCAATGCCGAACGATATAGAATCCACCACGCGCGATATAGCATTACCAGCACTCTCAATCACGCCGCCAATTGAATTAAACACGCCTGTCAGACCGCCGGCTACTGCGTTTGTCAACGGTATGACGGCATTATTTGTTAGTCTGATTATCGTTTCGGTAACAGCCGCCAGCACGACCAAAAACGTGCCTGCCAAAAACGCTGCCAGCGGGATAATAACCAGATTCAGGAAGTCGCCTAGTCCTGGCGAAACGATACCAAGCGCACCGCCGATTAGCAGGATTGCGGCTGCCACACCGGCAGCAGCCGCAGTGAATGACAGCACTCCCACTAGCACATCCGGCGACGCCAGCGCCTTAAAGAATCCAGCAACAGTCTCGCCTGCGCCCTTGAAGAACTCTTTTACTGGCTTCCAAGCACCCTGCACAGCTCCACCAGCCAAAGTCCCCATCTCCTTAAAGGAGTTAGCCATGCTCTTACCAAAAGTAAACTCTCTCGGCGCTTTCTTGACTGCGGATGATAACTTATCCACGCCGCTGGCTGCCGAATCAGCAGATGCGCCGACTGCGCTGCTTGCGCCCTCCATTGTTTTCGTCACACCGTCGACAGAACTCTTAGCAGCTTTTAGGCTTTTGAATTTACCTATCAGCGTCTGAGCGCCGCCGATGACGCCAGTAAAAATACCCTTACCTAGTTTTGCCCATGGCTTTAATGTATCAAGCGCAGAACGCGCACCGCCTGTAGCTATCTGCAGAGCCTTGAATCCAACAGCTAACTTTACAATATTGGCGATTAACTCTGGGTTGCTTTTAGCAAAGTCAAATAGCTTGCGAATAATATCCACAGCGTCTTTTAATCCCTGAGCTAATTCTGGCGATTGCTTTTTGATCTCCTCAAAAACAGTCTTCAGCATGCCTTTTATGACCGGTGCCAAATTCTGTAAGAATTGCTTTGCAGTGGCTAGAAATATACTAAATGATTCCTCAAAATTACCGTTTGGATCGGCCAGCGATGTTAGCATATTATCAAATGCTGCCTTGGCAGCATTAAAACTACCACTAATTGTCGATGACGCCTCTTTAGCCGAAGTGCCAGTAATATCAAGCTTGGTTTGAATAGCATGTATAGCCTCGATAACCTTATTAAACGGAATACTGCTGACGTTTTTAGCTGTCGCCTTAAACGTCTTACCCATCACACCGCTATCATTGATCAGGCGTGCCATCTCGCCAGCAGTACCGCTATACCCCAGCTTCAGGTTATCGAGCATGGTATAGTTGTTCTTTGCAAATCCCTGATATGCATACTGAATCGATTCCATCGACGTACCTATCTTGTTTGAGTTATCAGCCATGTCGGTGATAGCCATGTCGGCTATTTTAGCTGCCTTGGCGGTGTCCCCATTTAATCCTTGAAGCAGTGAAGCTGAAAAGCTAGTAACAGTATCCATGTACTGATTAGCAGACAGCTGCGCCGTCTTATAAGCATTCTTGGCATACTGAACCACCTCGCCAGAATTCTTTTTGAACAGCGTTTCAATACCGCCGACGAGCTGCTCATATTCAGCAAACTGTTTAACAGCATACGTTGCGATTCCGCCTAGTCCGACCATCGCGCCAGCTGCTAGTGACTTAAATTTAGAGAATGCTTCATCAGAGCGTTTACCAAACTCTGAAAACGCCTCTCCAAACGCCGCTTTTGATGAAGCTAAAAAACTGCTCTTAAATTTAGTACCGAAATTATTGCCGGCTCCGTCGCCGCTATCGCCAAGCGCTTTCTTGACGTCGTTAGAAACCCCTTTTAGCGAAGGCTTTATCTGGATCCATGCTGTACCGATTGAAGTTGCCATAAAAAATGCGAATAAATAGGTTTATTTATCCGCATTTGCCGCAAGCGTGGCGTCGTAATAAATATATTATATCATATACTAAGGTTTTTGACGAAAGACCCTAGCCACCCCGGTTTAGTCTTCAACGCGCCAGCAGTCCGCTTGTCAGCGGCCTTAATCATCACCCGCTGACGAAACGCAGTCGGCTCTGTCATAAGTTCAAAGTTTCCCTCAAAGCCAAACTCCACTACAAATTGCGCCCTCACTGTATCCAGAATACGATTCATATTCTGCATCTGGATTTGTGCTATGCCCGGATTGTTGCGAAGTATGTCCGCACCGCCAGATTTGTCTAGTATAAAATCCACATTTGACATATCTATAAGATATCACATTGTATAATCTTTTGCATTTTATGTACAATATTGTTACAATAAAGCAAGTTGTAATAAAAGAGGATGTATGGCTACAGAGTTTCAAGAAAAGGCTTGTGAGAAAGCTTTGCGCGAGTATCGCAAAAAATATCTAACGAAAAAAGAAAACTTAAACGCAGACGAATCAACCGCGCGGCTGATGGTGAATACCCTACTCAGCGCAGTGCTTGGATATACGCTCATTGACGAAATTAAGACAGAACACATGATTCGCGGCACCTATGTCGATTATGTCGTGCAGATGAATAAAAAAATCTACTTCATTGTCGAGGCAAAGGCTACTTCCATCGACTTGAATGAGCGCCACTTAAAGCAGGCGGTTGACTACGCCTCAAATGAGGGTGTGGACTGGGTTATTCTCACAAACGGCCGCTGCGTCGAGCTGCACCGCGTCATTTTTGAGAAGCCGATCCGCTCGCAGCGTATCTTCGCATATGATCTGACAAATCTGTCAACAATCCGCACTGCTGCTAAGCACCTAGTCAACCTTACTAAGAAATCCGTGTTAAAAGGCGACTTAGACAAGTACTGGAAGCGATTTGACGCGCTGACTGAGGATAATATGAGGAAAGCTGTTAAGTCGCCGGAAGTAATACGCAGCCTGAGACTATTCATTAAAAAGAAGTCAACTATCAACTTCACCGACGCTGAAATTGCTAAGGCTCTTGATAGACTGATTAGCTAGTCCTGATATTGCGCGTTCGGGTTCAGTTGTTGCCAGAAGTCTTTTAAGTCATCCTGCTCTTCTGCCTGCTGCTTCTTACGCTCCTCATCAAGCTGTTTGCGCATTTCAGTAACATAATCCGGCTCAAATTTCTTCATGACTTTAGCAGGCTGAGCCGTCTTTCGTCTATTCATATTATATGTTATGGTTGTAAGCGTATTCAGTTCGCGCAATATTTCGCTCAATATCTCATCACGGAATGTCCAGCTTGCTGCTGGTACTAACTTGCGGAAAATCCTGCTTTCTACTGGCAAATTCTCAAATAGCCTAGCATAGCGCAAGAAGCCGCTTCGCCGGCCATCGACGTACGGGCAAACTTCTAATAAATTCAGATGGTAATATTGCTGGAAGTCAGCTTCAACTAGACTAAATTCTTCCACGAACGCCGCTGCGCTCGATTGCCAGCTTTTGGGAAGCATCCATCCACTTTCTCCATAATCTCCAGCAACGCCTTTTGTGATAGATACCCATACTCTGCTTCAATATGCGCCCTAATTTCATTGTACGTATCCTGTCCGCCGATAACCGCCATATACATACTCACCAGCTCAGATAAATTACCAGTTCGATGAGCCTCTGACAAATCACTAATGAAATCGAAGTCGTCCATCAACTGCGTGTTAATCTCTACTGAGAATCCATCCCAAAGCTCAATTTTCTTTTTTGGCTCGCTCGCCATATTATCCCTCCATAAGAATTATTTTACTATATTATGACAAAAAAACGGCTACTTTTCAAGCCGTCTTTTTTGCTTTTGCAGTTGGCACGGGCTAGAGATTCTTAGACCAATAGTCCTTGGAATACACCAGCTTGCCGGCGCTATCGGCAAACTTGTACGCCGTCAGCGATGTTGGCAGTGCAAGAGGATCTGAATTATTGAATGTTATATCACCCGAACGGTCAGTAAACTGCGCGTCGCCCAGAACTTGGCGATGGCGCCGAGCGCCGGTGCTGTTTGTCTCGATTGTCTCGCAGACAAACACGCCGTGAGGCAGCACCTCGCCTGTGTCGTCAACAGTGATTGAGCCGTCAGTCTCAATCTTGACATTGCCCTTGCCGTAGCGGAATTGCAACACTGAAGCCCGACACACCTCCAGCAAGTTGAACGTAAAGGTACGCCCATAGCTCGTCTGGTTACGCGCCACGATTTCAGAACCCCACACCTTAATGTCGTCGCCCTCTTCCGCCGTGCTTGAAGTCAAGCCATCCTCGGTAACATAACCCAAGTTGATGAACGCGTTGTCTAGTGCCGTAGTGGCGTCAGTTGGTAAGGTTGTACCCAGAGGCGCCCAATACAGAGCGCCCTTTGGGTTAGGCAAACCAATCGCGATATTGCTCTTGTCGTTGCCCATGTTACGCCGCCTTTACAACAGCAAATGCCTTAGTGTCCAAAATCTGGAAGCCAAACGGCAACTCAAGACGAATACCCACCTGGTTGTGCCCAGCCAAGTCCTTACCAGAGTTATCATAGTCACCAGCGGTGTGAACACGCCATTCAGCTAGTCCAGCGAAGCCAAGAAGCAGCTGGTTCCAGTCACCAAGTACCAATTTGGTTTTCTTGTCGCGTGAAACTTCTGGCGACGTTGCAGCAGTTTTACCAGCCAAAGAATTCCCAGCTAAACCAAACACACCCAGCTCTGGGTATTTCTTCTGGTTGCCCTCTACGACTTGAGACAACAGACGGCCAGCGTCACCAGAAACAGCCACACCGCTAATGTTTTGCTCTTCCAGCTCTTTAACAGCTGTAGCAAAGTCTGTGTCAAGAGTTGCCCCGGTAGTGCCAGTCGTCGGCACCAAAATGCTTGATCCAGCTTTGGTCATGTAGTTCGAAAGGTTTGTATCTACGGTGCCAGTGTTTGGATCCATACCATGCAACACGACTGTATCGATGTCAAGACCGATTGATTTTGTCAACCAGTTGTTAACTAAGCGGCTGATAAAGTCTGCTTGTTTTGCTTCACTCCAACGCATGAACTCTTCGTTGACACGCTGCGAGTAGACCAATTTTGCAGTCGTGAACGGTTTAGTGATGATTTTTCGGCCGTTATCCGACTTTGCGCCACCTTCGTGAACCAACGAAGCGCGAGCACGCCCCTCCATAATCATTGGCTTATTTTCACCAATATTAATTGTTGGTGTCTCAGTGACTAAGGATAGTACAGCTCCTGGAAAAGTCCCGCCAGTCGAAAACAACTTATCAAGCGGTTCACCAATATCAATTGAGTGCAGATCAGTTACTGCCATAATATTACCCTCCTTGGATAATAATTAGGTTTGATTAGATTGTGATCTTTACACCCGTACGCGTCTGAATTGCGCTAGTTTTTCCTGGCTGCTGCCGGTTCGGTGCGGTTGCTCCGCCGCCAAACTTCTCTTTCAGGTTGTCAGCCTCTTTGCGCATATCTTCCTCAGTGCCAGTACCCAGATATTTCTCAGTACCGGGCTTGAAGCCATACTCAGCGGCAATGGTCTTCTGTCGAATTGTCGTCTCTAAATCTTTGTTCTTCGACGTCAAATCGTCAATCTGAGGTTGATATTTTTCCTTAGCGTCTTTCTTAGCCTGCTCAGTGATAGTGTTCGTGAGCTCGTCGCGCACTGATTTTTCTACGTCTTCGCGAATCTTTGCTGATTCGTTCTTGACCCAGCGCTCGTGTCGCTCCTTGAACATGTCATCTGTGTTGACTTCTGTAAATTCGCCTGCGTCGTTTTTGGTGTAATATGTCACCCTTTTATTCCCTCCGTCAAAAGTATACGTACCCATATTATAATACATGCTTTACAAAAACACAAGCAATAATCATAGTATTTATTCAGTTTTTGAATTGTTCTGTAAATTATCAACGATACTCGTGATAACTTGATCAATTTCACTACTAGCTAAACCTGCATTGCGCCACACCGACCGTTGCATCACGATACCTGGCGCTACCTGTGCCACCTTATTTAGTCCGTCACCAAACTTGCTGATATCAGATCGATAAATTGGCAACCATACCGGTAAAATAGCGTCAAGCTTCTGCCGTAAATTATCGTCTATTTTCGTCACGTTATTCTTGTGCATCCACAATGTCATCGCGAAGTGTTTCAGTTGGTTGCCAATCTCTTTCTGCCACTCAATAATCGCTTCGCGCAGGTCATCGCCGACAATCTCCAACGATTCAGGAGACTGCGGCGCATTACTCGACAGCCCCAAATTATTCAACGACAGCTTTGTATCAGAACAAAAATTGCGCGCCGACATCAGCAACGAATCGTTAAACGGCGCCATAGCGTGCTGTGCAAACTGCGCCACCTGCGGTATCTGACCGTTTTCGTTCGACGTAATTTTCAGAATATCGCCTGTCTGCGACTTGATCACGTCAACGTCGGTCTCGTTATCGACACCCAGCAGAATATCGACTTTGGCGTTGTAGTGGTACGCCGCAATAATAGCTTGCCGAACTGTACGGCTAGCGTCAATTAGTGCATCGCGAGACGACCGAACCAATACCGTTCTACCGAACGGCTGGCGCGTCGTCGCCTTGTGTGTCAGCATAGTCATTAGCGGCCGTCCAGTATGGTTCTTGTATGTACTCAGAGCCTCATCTTCGTACACAACAGTTTTGTCACTAAAGAACTGCATATAGCTGTCAGGGCCATTGATAACGCTCGGCGTGCTACTGCGGCGGAACACCGCCACGCCAGATTTCAGGTTTTGCGTATACCAATCATACGTACCAGTTGCCTCCAGTGCCGTAAACGACATCACCTTGTCACCTGCCAGAGCCAAAAAGCCAATGCCACACACCAGAATGTCTTCTTTAAGAAGATCAAACGCCTCGCGCACCTTATATTCGTCCATTATCTCATTCAGCCCGATGGTATCATTTTCAAACCTATCAAACCGTGTTTTGTTTGCCCGCATTTCAACGGCGCGCCTACCCCAGCCAACATGCTGCCTAGTGATTGATCGCGCAATCTTGCTCGTTTCGTAATCACTGTAACTAAACGTACTCTCATAGAACGGATATTTACCAACCGATTTATTAAGCTGCGCATAAACCCATTTCCAGTTATCCAGTATCATCACCTAACCCCCCTCAGTACACCTATCTGCGATTTACCAGATATCTTGTTCAACCCCAACATCTGCAGCTCGCTTTTCTTAAAATACAAATCACTAGCTGGATTAGTAAATGTCATACTTTCTGAATATGGGCTTGCTGCTTGCGACCATTGAGTGGCTGGTGGCGCGTCTACTGGCGTAAGCATGGCGCGCTTCACGGCTGCCAGAACTACAAACCTCACTGAATCAGCGAAGACTTTGCTATCGTCTTCCTCGATGATTTCGTCCAAATCAACCTTGTTATTTTTGGCGATCAGCCGCAACTGCGTAGATGCCGCATGAATAAGCGCCTCGGCTCGTTTTTCCTCGTCAACGTTCAAGGCTCGCCATATTTCGGCTAATTTTTCTTTAGTGGTAAAATCTTTCAGTCCTGCCATAAAAAATGCGAATAAATAGGTTTATTTATCCGCATTTGCCGCAAGCGTGGCGTCGTAGTGATTATATTATATCACTTTTTGCTTTTTTTGCCAGCAGCTTCAGTTTCAGGTTCAGCTTTGGCGTCTTTATCATCGGAAGCCTCTACATCCTCTTCTTCAGCATTAGCCGGTTCTGGCTCCACTACTTGTTCTGGCTCCACTACTTCCCAAGCAGATTCAGCGATGATACTGTCATCCATCACCTCGATTGTTTCGCCAGATTCTTTATTACGAATAAGCATTATAATACCCTCCTTAGTTAGTGATTATATTATATCACTTTTTGCACACAAACACAATAATATATCGTAATACAGTAACTTAGTATATTCTCTGTGCAATACAGTACCTATCCCACCTAGACGGCGTATTTTCTTTAATCAGCGGTACAGTCGTACCAACAACATGATATGAATGCCCGGCGTAATCGAACCACGCGCCATCGACAGTCTCGCTACTCGTCTTCGGGATATGAACCATCACCTCAGGCTTGGTTGCGGTCGGCGTACTCGTCTGCGACACCAAACAATCCTTGATCGTAAAGCTCGACAGCGTGCCGTCCTCATTAGGTCTGTTCTTAAATTCAATATCTATGCCGATCATAGTTATCCTTTCTTAAAATTCTTTAGCACGCCATTACGCGAATTATAACCGCTCACCTCAAACACGCAGTCGCACTTGCGGTGGCGTTTGAAATCATCGCTTATCGGGTTAGTATACACTCCAGCCTTTTTCTGACACCACGCACAGTCTGGCTTGCCGACATTAGCGCGCCGTGTCAATGTCGGGTGCTTCTGCATAGACTTTGCATTCGTAAAAGCTTCGTGCTGCGCCGCCGCCAATACTACATCGCAATACTCTTTCAGCAGCATCGCGGAAGTCTGCCGATTCAGCGCGCTGTTACGCACGATCTTCGCTGCCAGCCGCTCCGCCTGATCAGCCATCTCCGCGCCATACCCGTCGCTCAGCATCGCCGCCGAGCCAAACACCTCGCTCGATAGCGAATACAGCTTGCCGTGCAGCTCGCGACCAGTCCGCTTCAGCACATCCGCCACCAACTCTATTTTTTCATCTGGCGAAATACCCTCGCGTAAAATCGCCGCAACTACCTTGTCTACACCGCCAGACGTATCCAGCGTTATTTCTGAAAAGTCCATGCCTGTATCCCCTTGATGATATTATCCACGGCTGTGGTGACTTTTTTTGAAAACCCTGTCGTTGGCTCTGAAAACTCAACGTCATCCATCGCCTTTAACTCGTCAATTTTCTTACTCGCCCAGGCGACAGACTTATTGTCAGTGTCCTCCAGCACTACACCCTTCCGCAGTGCCAGATCAGCCAAATAGTCACGCTGTCCCTCCGTCATAATACCAATATTATACAACCATTCACCCCTTAAATCAACCAATCGCGCGCCGCCAAAAAAACTCGTTTTTTTCCTCGCGTGAAAATAGCCCCACTCACCGCGCTTGGCGCCTCTGGGACCGGGATATATACCCTCCCCGCCACCATAAAAATTATATCATGTCAATCTTTTACAAAAGTACTATACTATTTTATAATAAATTTATGGCACAGCGACGGAAGTATGCAAAAGCAAAAGATCCACGACGACAGTTCCCAAAACTAAGAGAGGACCTGCGCAAAAGAGTTTATGCTATGCAAGATACTTGTGGTATCTGCGGCCGTGAAGTCGATAAAACTTTACCAGCAGGTAGCCCAATGTCTCCAGAGTTAGACGAGATTATCCCAGTTTCACGCGGCGGTTCGCCTTATGATATCGACAACCTGCAGCTTACTCATAGAGTGTGTAATAGGCGGAAGGGTGCTAAGATGCCGGGGGATGATTTACCAGATGATATCAACCCTACGCCAAATTCGAGAGCTTGGTAAGGTGGGGCTTATTTTACTAAAAGGAAAAGCGCCCTGACAAACAAGGCGCTCTACAACAACGACCGCTAATCACAACAATCGCTCAGATATGATACTACTTTTTAAGCGATTGCTCAAGCCGGTAGTTTATCTCACCGGTTATACTGCGCCCGTTCTCTGCGGCTAACACAACTAAGCGTTCGTACACCTCCTGCTTGATTCGCACATTATAAATTGGCGTAGGCACGTCAACCTTGGTCTTAATGATCTTGCCATCCTTTTTAGTGATTTGATTTACTATTGGCATATTCGCCTCCTTTTTTATGAGGATACCCTAGCGCCAAGCGAGGCGTTTGGTTTAGATTAGCTGCAGGTCATTCTCTATTTGATAAGCGATTGCCTCTTGGTCTAGCACCTCTTTCAATTCGCTGAGCGTGTCCATTACCTTTTGGCGTTCATCTGATAAATAAAGTACCGCAGTTTGTTCAGCTTCACCCCTCCAATATCCAATGACTGGGTATTGTAGAGTAAAGGCTTCATGGTTTGCATTTACGATTGATACGATTGTATCGACATTGAGTTGTTTGGTTTGATTGTCGCTTCCGATGAAAGCTTTTATTGTGATTAGTTTCATTGTTGTATCCTCTAATTGTTAATGTGCCTCGCTTGACTGTCTTTAGTATAGCAAATATGCATGCACAATGCAAGCATTTTACACGTATTTTATATACTTTTTTGATAATTTTTCTAAAGACTACTCAGTATTTTCTGCCAGCGATCAGCTCTCATTTTTCTATCTTTAGCAGTAACCTGTTTTTTCGGAAATACCTTTTGTCCCCAAAAAGCAAACGTTGCAGCGTCGAGCGGCGCGGTCGATAATTTATCGGTCATACTCTCCCAGCCAAAGCCACCATACCGCCCAAACGACCGCTCTTTTGTTATACGGACCGTCTGGTTCAATAGCGGTTGATTATAGTGAGATAATTCACCTCTATCGATAGCGTCTCTCATAAACTGATGTGCTGCCACCACCTCTTTCATGTTCGGAAGAATGATACGCTTTTTAGGAACGCCAGCCTTTATAAGCTCCTCAAATAGTATTGGCGCACCGGTCGCTCCATCAAGTATAATCACTGCTGCTTGCCTCCAACGCTCGATCAGCCATTTTGATAAACGATGAAACCCCTCGCTCATCGGACGGCTCATCACCACCTCGACATGTACACGACCATCTTTTAACGGCTGAGCAACCACCAGTGACCACGAGCTTCTGTCTGGTGAAAACTTTACAGAATATACAGGCTTAAAGCTATCATCAAAGTCAGGTTTCTCAGTAGCAAGGTCATCCCAATCTGCCTGTTTAATTGCTCGCTTATTATCAATGCCATCCCACCAGCCAAGCCGCATACGATTGAAATCATCTATTGTCATACTGTCGGCTTCAGTTTGTATCACCTTTTCAAGCAAAAATATATTCAGTGATGGGTTGGTAGCCAACCAAGCTTCCTTGTCATGTACGTCAGTAATCTTTTCAACTCCCCACTCAGTCCAAACACCTGGCGCGCCAGCCAGCTTATTGCGCCTATTCCTCGCAAACACCTCACCGACCGTTTCAGCCATTGGCGGCGTTCCAGCATAAATAATCTGCGGGTTACCAGTTCGCGCGGCTGATGTCGTCGGTATCAGCGCTGATTGATGCGAATCGAGCATTTCTGCAGCCTCATCGCATATCAGATCATCGTTAGTCGATCCCAAACCGCCCATGCGTGTTCTGGTGTAGAAATAATACTCAGCGCCGTTCAAAAATTCAATAAACTTATAGTTCCTTGGTTTTTTACGAAATCTGGGCGTTAACAAATTGAATATTTCTGGATGCTCATTTTCATAGAAAAAATCTTGCACACGCTTAAGAACAACATCAACCGTATTCTGCTGTTGGGCGGTAAATAGCCCTTTAGCTCTGCGGAAAATAATACCATAAATAATTCGTGCTACAATAATCTCCGTTTTGCCATTTTGGCGCGGCACGCTCAACCCGCAATCAAGATTGACGAAATTACCGTCCTCATCCTCAGCCAGCCAGCGGCGCAGTACCAAACGCTGCCATGGAAGCAGCTTCATACCATATTCATCAAGCAATTCAAATAAAAGCTCAGCCTTTTCGGTATTGCCAGGAATGTATAAATCAATTCGCGGTATTTGGTTATTTTTTGGCTTTTTTCGCGGCATTAGAGGTATCCTTAATCACCTTTTTCTTTTTCGTTGCTCTTACAGCCTTAGGTGCGGTTTTAGCCTTTTTAGGTGTAGATTTGGCTGGTTTTTTGGCTTTTTTCGCGGCATTAGAGGGAACGGCAGCTTTTGCTAGGACCTTTTCTAGGACCGAACCAGCTTTTGGACGACGGGACCGAATATCCCGCAGCTCTTTTCTAAAGATATTGATATTCTGCGACAGTCTTGCCACTTCCTGCTGTGAAATACTTGACGAGGTAAGCTGCTCAACATTTTGGCGGATCAAGCTTTCATAGAACTTCTCGTCATCATCACCGATTGCAAGATCCATAATGTCAGTTTCAGCCTCTTTATCAAGTCTACCCTTATAAAGCTTGTCCATTTTGCCAGGATTATCAAAGATATCAATCCAGCGCATAGCAGCCGCGTATCCATCACCAGGAAGGCTCGCTTTTAGCTCTTCTATAGAATCTATCAACTCAGCGGCAGGTATTTTTCTAAAAAACTCTAGCCATTCATCGTAACCATAGCTTTCAGTGCCTTCCAAATTTATCACCGCTGCCCTCCAATATAACTTTTATTATTATAACATAAACTAGTTATTCCGCTAGTTCTGTTATAGTCACTTCCACACGAGGATTTTTTCTATCAAGACCGCCAAAACTTATTATCAAGCGGTTAACTATTCCACAACAATCATCTTCTAAATAACCAACATCAACTAGTAGATCAAGTATGCTGCTCGCCATATTGTCGAGATCGTGTCTGACGTTGTCTTTATTATAAAAAACCATCGTCACCTCTAAAGGATTTGTGTACTTCGTGTTTCTGAATTTACGACTTTTAGAAATAAGGGTCATTTCCTTGACGACCATTTCATACCAATCATTGAACCTTTTGCTGTTAGCAATAAATCTACTGCCAGTGCGTGAGTTTTTCAAAATACGCTTGTTGTTCTTTTTGCTGGGGACCTGCCCGCTAATCGTGAGACTAAAAGAACTCATACTTTATCACCTTTTTTCACATTACAACTTCTATGTGCCAGCTGGCAATTCTCGATTGTTGTCAAGCCACCTTTGCTAATTGGCACAATGTGATCAATAGTACAATCCTTCATCGTTTCAATTAACTTGCCACATAGTGAACATATTGCTCCATTCTTATTTATTAGCTGCTTGCGAATAAATTGCTTTGCGCGGCGCTCTTTTAGCTTATAGACTTTTGACGTCGGCATCTTGTAGTTGCGTCCTTTGATTTTATTCTTCATTTAGTACGACCTCTTTGACGTAGGAATACGCCACTATCATCCATAAGACAGAAAAGATTGCTTTCATCAAATAATCATGTTCAATTAGTATCCAGGTTGATATAAAAAACATAGTCATAAGTAATCTATCTGATCGCTTCATTTTATATACGCTCCTTGCTTTCAATATCTTGGCAATGAATCACTTCGCCGTTTTTAATTAGCTCAACCACCACAATGTGATCAAATGGTTTCCACTCCCTGCGTATTCTAACCTCATCATAGGGCGGCTGTTTTATAGAGAGTTCATGCTTATATTTAACACGCTCTTTGTGCCACCATATGCCGAGCTTAAACACTTCTATTGCGCCGTATATAGTAAGAGCCATTATCGCTAGCGCTATGGCGGCGGCGCTGACAATTGAGAATGACACACTAAAGACTTCGTAGTTCATTAGTTGGTTTTCTCCTCTTTTATATATTTCTGCATTTCGACCAAATAATCATATAGCTTGCCAGCGTCGGTAACGTGCCACTCTTTACGACGCTTTTCATCGGTGATGTAGCAATGCTCTGGTCTTTCGCCAGCATTCGGTGCGTCCCAAAGCCACCAGCTAATTATTTGATCAGCGTCATTAAACTCAGCTTCAAGCGTAATAACCAGATTAGTTACTAGTTGTGTTATGTAGACAGCGGTTTCGTCGGTTATATCACCAAGTAATTGACTTATCTCGCTATCTCTGCGCTGCTGTGCTTGAATATGTGCTATTATTTCAATAAATGTTTTGCGTTTCATTACTTCCTCCTCCCTTTAATCTCATCCAGCCATCTTCGATACTCAATCTCATCCTCAATTGCCGGCACAATTACGGACACTAATATGATGATTGCGAAAAGTACCGCGATTATTATGAACATCTTTCTTCAACTCCTTTCATTGAATATGCCTCCCATCTTTGTAATGTTCCCCACTCTTTAGATATCCTGCAATCTTACCTACGACTTCTTCTAGACTATCACCCTCAGCATGCACAAAATCGGTATAGTCATCTTCGTCATCAATGATAATAAGCCTAGACCAATATTTATTTTCTCCATCAAGCTCAACTTTCCATGAGATGGCGAATTTGGGCGTATTATATTTTCTATCTTTGATATACTCTTCTATGTATGTTAAGTCTTTCATTTATCTTGCTCTTTTCACAAAAAACAGCCATCGCGTCATTCCAGATTTATCGCCGAAGGCTGGTTTTTGAGGTAATATTTTTAGTAATTCAGTGGTTTTAATATCGCGCTCGCTCCACTTCATGGCGACGACGCAACCAGGCTTTACGACGCGTAGGCATTCGCTCAAGCCTTTGCTCAGGGTCTCTTGCCAGGTGTCTTTATCTAATTTGCCATATTTCTTGGCGAGCCAGCTGTTTTTGCCGCAGTTGATGAGGTGGGGCGGATCGAAAACGACGAAATTAAAGCACTCATCAGGAAACTTCATATCTGTAAAGTCCATGACAAAGTCTGGGTTGATTTCTAGTGTTCTGATTTTGCCTCTGTCTTTCATCTCGACAGTTTCGCGGCGACGGTCGATATACAGAATGTTCGGGTGGTCTTTTTCAAAGTAGAACATACGTCCACCACAACAAGCGTCAAGCATGGATGTTGGGGTAGTTTTCATTTCTCCTCCAACAATTCAGGGTTTTTGTGGATATTGTCAACAACACGCACAGTTAAATTATCAGATTCTATCGCAGCAGAAAGTCCGTTTGATTCGTCCCCTAGTGTCGGTACTATATCAAAAGCAGGATAGCCTTCATCACTAAAATATTTTACCCGATGTAGTGTCGGCTCAATCCATTCTGGATGATTAATCGCAATCACATCACCTCCACAAATCTCTTTACCATTCTTATCTTTTAGTCCTGTGTATTGCTCAATTTCTAACCGCCCATCAATCGGAATCGGCTCACTCTCACCCTCAAGTTTTGCTGATACGAGTTTGTCGCCTTGCCAATGCAGAGACACGACTTTGCGCATACGTTTTTCTAGATTGTCCCAGGCGCGGAATTTGATATTATGCATTAGACTTCCTCCTCTCTAATCATCGCTTGGCAAATATATTTCCCATACCCTGCGATACCTCCCTGTAGCGTCCACCCCTTTGACAAGAGTTCGTTCACCTTGTCGTGTAAATCAGGCATGTTTGTGGCACTAACTATTATGTATTTGAGCTTATAAGCTTTAGGCGGTTCGTAATCAACTCTTGGCATTTTATACCCTCGCAATTATTAACATCAGCAAAACTACCACCATCGCTCTGTAGTACGGCTCATATACCGCACAGCCGATAAGGATTGCCGCAGCTGCTATTTTTATTAAGATATTTCTGATGATTAACTTTCGTTGACTGTTAGTTGATTTATTGCTATTTTTCATCATTTTCATCTCTATTATCTTTGTTGACGTTGGTTGACTATCTCTCTTTTTCAGCTCATCAAAAGGGTATGTGTACGTGTCACCATACGTATAAGTGACTTTACAGCGCTGTCGTTTATCTCGGTGCATTGCTACATGACGATTGATGCCGAGGTAGTGAAAGTCCTTATCGCATGTGTGGCAATAGCATGATTTATCGGTACGAGTTGTGCATTTCATAGCACATCCTCCGCTTTGATAATCTCTACATCACCAACGGAATCCGCCTCTGACACATCTCGAACATCGTAGCCCCAAATCTCGTCAAAATCGACATTTACGAGGTTTTGTTCGTCTTGCACGCATCGCTTGGCGACTTGTTTTGCCTGCTCAAGATTGTCGGCTTTAATAAAAATTCTTCCCATGACAGTTTGTTCAATTTCTGCTTCGTAAATCATTGGTATCTCCTCTCGCCCCATGATTTGGGGTATTTTGGTATCCCTGAATTGTCTACACAAAAGTCTGCAGAGCGACCATTGTTGACGTAAAAACAGTTTCTGCTGTCGCCACGAATAAGCAATATCTCATCGTCGCAACAATCGCGTTTTACCATCCACCTATTGGTATCCATGCTGTCTGTGTAAGAAAATACTCAATTACACCATTCAATTTTAGGGGTCATTGCGTTCTCCTTAGCTACCTCTTAGAATAATCTTTTTGCCGTCTTTTAGTCTAAAACCGCTTCTGGTAGTACTATCAAGACGTAGGCAACTTTGCTCAAATAGGTAGTTAAAGACTTGACCGAGGACTAGAGCATAACAACCGTCATCAAGACCAATTTGGTCAGCTACATATTGTTTGGGGTCTTGGTCGTATGACATATTAGGCTTCAAGAACCATACACTGTCTCCAAGCTCTTTCTCGACGTTCTGCTGAATTTCGGCTAGTGCGTCCGCTAGGTCATCAACATTACCTATCTCTACTTCAAAGCAGCCATCTTGGTCATCATAAGTGCCAGTATGTCGATATTTACGAGCTAGTTTATCAAGAGGGCCGACCGAAAAATCTCCGTAGCCGTTTGATATGTACAGCTCTTTCCCTCCATCTGCCTGTATTGTTATTCTAAATCCCATATGCTTCCCCTATATACACGAAATCGTGTAGTTTATTGGCATCCGACAATTTATCCTCTTTTAGTTTCCTTCAGCCAAACAACCAAGAAAACTACAGCAATCATGACTATCACCACAAGCGTAGATATCCACAATGGTGATAATACCCACCACCACGACCAATCAATAATCTTCATTAGTTTAAGTACGACAAATGCTATAGTTAGTGCACCGACAAAACCGATACCGTTGCTGTTGTTATTTACTTTCATGAATAAGTTCTCCTTATTATTCTTATATTCAACCGCATGACTGGATGGCTATATAAGGTGATGATTTGCACATCACATGGTCTCCATGCACGACGGAATCGAACCGTGACCTTAGTGCCGTAAGCGTCTACCTATTTCGCCACTTATATAGCCAGTTGACAACACCAGGTGTATAGCATTAACATGTTTTGTTAATTTAGTTGATGTTGCCAGTTGAACAGACGATACACGTTGCACTACGCCAAAACTTACTCTCAAAAAGGCTCACAACGTTCCACGATTTTGCCATACGTGCCGTGGTAAACCAGCACGCAGTTCATAAGATGAGAAGTGTGCATATCATCTGTCCAGTTGAGTAGACGATATGTGGAGGTCGTCTACCCAGTTATGCGGTTGAATTGTTAATGTTCGTTCAAGCACAGAGTGCCAGCGACAGAGCATTTTTCAAAGACACGATACGTATACTCGGGTTTTCCCTCTTTGCGCTCTTGCGGCGCCGTTGCAACGGTTTCTGGTTTGTCATAACCATGAAAAGGACCGCCTTATCGCCAGCATTCTGTGCTTGAATTTTTAATATTCTAAACCAATTTCGTCACTTGTCGGAAATGGTTTTCTACAGGGTACGATTTGTACCTGGTTAAGCAGTTTACCGGCTTACTCGGGTCACCACGTTTACCTATTACCCCTTCTACGCCCCTTTTTTCGCCTGTCCTCTATGTCCTGGCTCAAAGTCTACATAGTGTTCATAGATAACGTCCTGCCACTTATCGTATACTTCACGACTAGCTATAAACATATCACCAGTATCGTTATTCACTCGCAAATCTCCATCGACCACCATTTTATTTATTTCTAAAATCTCATCTGGTGATAGCTTTTGAGGGTCTAAGTTCAGCCTCATCGGCACTGCTGAGTTTTTTAGTAAATAATCTAGGTACACTAGTAGTTTTACTGACATTCTTCTCCCTCCTCAATTCCAAAATAAATCTTCCAATCTCGCTCGTTTTCTTCGATGGATTTTTGAGCATCTTCTCTGGTCGCATAACGAACAGGCTCGCCACTATTGGTGCGACAATCTAGCATAGAATATAATTTTCTATTTGAATAGTTATAAAAGACAACCCAACCACCTTTATCATTATCAAAATCTGGCTTAAAGGTTGATGTACGGCGTAGTCTGACTTCAGCTAGTTCACGGTCAAAAGCTTGTTCGGCTTCTTTTTTAGTGCGGAATACTCTACCAGTACGCCAAGCATTGTAATCACGTAGCATTCTAGTGAAAAGTGTTGGTATTATATTGGCATTCTCAAGAATAAAACATCTATCGCCAATTCTAGGTTTCCAATGAATACTGTCTGTTGGCTTTTCTTGGATTTCCTCAAAGAGCTCTTCAAAAAGTTCATTACCGATGAAAGTAGTACCTACACTATTATTTTTAGTTATCAGTGTCCTTACACCAAAAATCGGCTCGCCTTCCGACAATATAGTGCCTTTTTTAAGGTTTGGTAAATCTTTAAGTAGTCTATATTTAGCCATCTAATGCTCCTCAACTTTCATAGATATTCTTCGTTTTTTATGACATTTTGCGCAGCCCATTGTAATGAAGTAAGCCTGTCCTTTCGTATAAACAGAACCAGCCTTTATATTTTCATCACTACGAGCCGGCACAATCGTTTCTTTATAGCGCTGCCATTCATGATCGCACTTGTCTTCATTCTTACTAGACTTATCCTGTTTACTTTTCTTTGCTAAAAGAATCTTTTCATGCAATTTAGCTTTTATTTGCCCTATATCTTCTATGGTTGCCATAATAGAAATCTCTCAGTAAACAATCTTGTCTTCCAGTATGTATCCATGATCAAAAGTAATCCTTTTGATTTCAGGATGATACTTTTTATAGGCTTTCTTTACCAAGCGCGCTGATTTTCGGCTATACCGAACAGCAACGCGCTTAGCACCAATTTCATCAAACCATCGTATGATATATTTGGTGACAATTGATTGGTCTTTCTTAACTCTCGACATTCTGCTCGTCCAATCAATAAACACGCTTATATTTTTCGCGCTCTTTTATGCCTAGCCTGAATAGAATACCTTTTAATTTAGTTGTGCCGGCAAACGAATATCCGCAGTCAAACCCGTGCGTTTTGTAGTGATAGAAAATAGACTGTAATAAAACCGCTTCTTGCAGTTCATTCTCAGCTTCATGTTCATAAATTGTGGCCCATCTTTTGCCGTTGCTATGACACCCGACACCTACGATAGCCTTAGCGCGATCCATCAGGTTAAATTCAATCACATCTTGCTCGTCGTTTTTTATGATTCTGGCAGTCATGCCAGGAACAAGATCTTGTGTCCATATAGTAAATGGATCATCCATCTATACCCTCCTTTTTATAAAAATTTCAAATATTTGCCATTCGTATACACCGACCATGCTTTATAACCTTGCGCCCTCCAAACGCGATAAGCACAGTCGATGTTTACTTCTGGGTTGTGCGAATCACAAGCCTCTCTGCCTGGTAAAATCCTCACCTGAAATAAAGACACAGAATAGCCATATGTTCGTCCATTTTGTGTAAAAGTCAGGCTCGTGTCGCCAGTAGCGTTTTCATTACAGGAACTCTCTGCCTGCATGATCGCCCGCATTATTCTTGTATCCCAGTCGTATTTTTGAAGCAAAGGTTGAAACCTTTCGCAGCCGCCTGCACTCGCTGCCTCCACAGCAGGTTTTTGAGGCACAGGCGAAGCTTCAACCTTTGGCGCGGCAGTTTTCCTAAGCGATGGCTGCCGCTTCGCCACCGCTACTGTTTTGACACGTCGATTTTTACGTTCTTAACAATCGCAGCAGCTTCAGATTTCATCTGATCATGCTGCATCCTTTGATACTGCATACCGCCAGCAAACGCAATTATCGCCGTAACCAAAATAGTGATTACGATAGTTTTAGCAGTTTCAATTTTAGTTTTCATAGTGTTCTCCTTTTTGTTTTCTATATAATTAGTTTCCATATTTACTTCACAATCTGCCATATGCTATAATGGCTGTAGTGCCACCCTTTTGGGTGGTTCTTCTTTTGCTGCCCGCTTTTTTTACAGGAAGTCGGAAAACCTGTAAATAGCGAGCAGCGCTGAGCGTTCGAGTTTTTAACCATCATGAGATAAAGAGTTTGTTTTATAGTTGTTATGAGTATGAGAAATAAAACATCGCTCGAACGCTAGCTAGAACAGAAAGGTGCTAGCGACTATTAAAAGCCGCTCAGCGCTGCTCGCTAGAATAAAACCAAATTATTAAAATGCTAACCCCCTATTCGTATTACGCCTGGACCGTTATTTGAGTAATCTGCCGCGAGAGATATTACTTAATTCGCCGTACGCTCATTTTGGTGCCGCTTACGTAATCGTAATAGCGCAGTTTGTTAACTCTGCACGAAGTTATCAGAATCATGAGCTGGTAACCTCGTGGAAATTAAAAGACTCCGACCTTCGTCGGAATCTATCTATTTCAAATTGCAAGCGGTAAGGCACCGGGTTCTGGTCCCGGCATTCGGGGGTTCGAATCCCTCCA